GGAGCGGCTGTCAGACAGTGCAGAAATCGCCATTTGCAGGCGGTTGCGCATTGTAGCTAATACATCTGACTTGCTTTTGCTGACATCAGTCGGCTGTGGATTACCACCCACATTCGCAACTTTTGCCGCCGTATTGATGCCAGTATAGTCCATTACTTTTTGCCTTTTGCAGGTTTTGATGCCGCGCGTTTGGTTGCGTAGGCTATTGCCACCGCTTGTTTAACCGGTTTGCCCGATTTTACCTCAGCCTTGACATTTTCACGAAATGCTTTTTCAGATTTTGATTTAATTAGCGGCATTATTTACCTTTCTTAGCGGTCTTGGCAGACTCTTTAAAATCCTTCTTAGTCGGCGCGCCTGGTGTGCCTGGCTTTCTCATTTTCTCGCCAGAACCTGCTTTGATACGTTCGCGTTTAGCATGAATGTTTGCGTAGAGTCCGTTTTTCATTAGCATTTCCACCTTTTCAAAGATGCCTTGGCGCGGGTTGCATCGCCTTTAGCGTTTTTCACCACGCCTTCCATACGGGCGCAAAATGATTTCTTTCTACCTTCGTCTGCTTTTGTCTTGGGGCTTGGCGCAGGCGCCTTTAGATTAGACCCTGTTGCAGCATTATATTTCTCACGTCCTTTGGCGGTTAGCCCCGCACCTTTGGACACAGGTAGTTTTTCTCCTCTACCTACGCTTAACGACACACCTTTTTTTGTCGCCATCTTAGCTCCCCATCCAGCCGGTCGAGGCTGTTTGCTGTTGATATGAACGCGGTGCATTTCTGGTGCCGCGATCATAACTAGATTCTCTGTGTGCTACAGGAAACGCAAACGTCACTGCTAATGCATCCGCCGCATCTGGTGAGGCTAGACCGCGTGACTTCATTTCCTTCTTGCCTTCTAAGTAAATCGTGCCTGACGAGTCTGGCTTTTTCATCGGTCCAGTCAGGTCAGCTTTTAGCTGCCGATCGTTCGGTATACTTGCGGTCTTCAACCAATCCCGCATTGCGCCCCACATCTCTGCGCGCTTGTTGCCCCACATGACAGGCTTGCTTGATTTCCAACCAAAGTTAACCCCACGCACTTTGTATCGCTGTTCTTTTAATCTGTCAAGTATACCGTAGCCTAACCCACCTTCGTCAATCACTGTTAATGCTGGCTGATACTCTTCAATGGCGTCAATCACCCGACCGACTGTGGTCATTGTATCCTCGCCGTGGAAGCGTTTGATCGCAACCAAGTCTCGACCTTGTCTGACGACTATTACCGTTGAGTCCGCGCCGCCTCTAGCTGGGTCAACGCCGAGAATAATTGGTGCCGTCGCATCCTTGTATTTCTCCCGACCACCGGCGTCGTCGACAAGACGTGCACCAATAAACTGATCTTCGCCAGCCGATGGGAATTCACCGTAGACCTCAACCCTAGCCTGTGGCGAATCCTCGCCATATTCCGCAATGATCTGCTCATATATCTGTTTGTCCGTATCTTCTACTGTGCGTGAGTCAATGTTCCTGTTATTCCAAAAGTTACGCTTGGCGTGGAAACACTCATAAAAGTACCCTTGGTTTCGACGCGGATTGGAGAACGCAAACCAATATCTATCTAAAATCGGTTCGGTAAAAAAGCCCGCACCAACCGACCAGATCGAATCTGGAATACCCGACGCTTCATCAAATATCAACATCATCCCGTCGTGATTATGTACACCCGCGTAACTATCTGGGTTTTCTTCCGACCAGAGTTTACCTTCCGCCGCCCAGTAACGTGTACCCTTTTTTAAGTCCCGCTCAACCAACTCCGTGATCCACTTGGCCGGTACCAGTTTCGTCGCTGATATTTCCCACCAGTGATTATTAATAATCATTGCTTGCCATTTGGTCAACTCACCCCAAGTGACTGAGCGCAACTGCGCTTCACTGTTGGCCGACACAATGACTGACGACCCGATACGAGTTGTTAACATCCACAAAATTAGCCAGCTAACTAATGCCGACTTACCAATACCACGACCAGACGCAATTGCCAGTCGCAACGCTTCCATGTCTAGCTGACCTTTGTTTTCTTTGATGTGATTGGCGATCGAGCGCAGCGTTTGCCGCTGCCAAGTGCGAGGACCTTTGAAGTGCGCCAGTGGCGTGTTAGGTTTGCCCCAAGGAAAGGCAAACAACACAAACGCTTCTGGATCATCCGCAACTTGCGGCGCCCAGAGTTGCGCCATTAGTAGTTGCTCACCTTCTGAATCATATATCGGCAGTTGTGCCATGCTTTACTTTGGTTGTGGATAACGTAATTCTGTTGGGCTAGCAAATGGACTTAATCCTTGCTCAAGCCGCATGCGCGCATAATTCTGCGCCTTGCGATAAATACCTTCGGGTATCTGTTCGTCTTCTTTTAAGTTCTTAAGTAACGTCAACTCTTCCGGCAGTAGCGTTGGCACCACCAGCGGATGCGGCACTAACTTGCCGTTGTACTCAAACGCCGAGGATAGCTCAGTCATCTTATCTAACGGCTTATCCGATATGTCGCCCATAAACCCTCGACCTTTGGGCAGCACCATTTCGTCTACGCCAGACTCGCCGCCGTAACGCATTCCGTACGGCGCTAGTCCTTGACCCAACATATTACTAGGCTTCTTGGCGAGTGCGTTCTTTGGCATATTCTAAAACCTCTGATTTCTGTTCGGTGATCAGCCCGTCAATGACGCGCTCTTTTGCTTCTTGCAACGCCTGCGTTATGCTGATCTTTTGATAGACGTCGATGCTGATCTCCTGCTTTGCAGTCCACCCGTGCGCGTGTTGTAATATTGCTAACGCTGCCTTGGCGTCGCCTGCACGGGCGGCATCGCGCAAGAACGCAGACGCTTCGCGCTCGCTGTCAGCGCGGCCTTTTAATTCTGCCATCTCGGCAACAGGATCAAGCTGACATAACTGCCGGTACTCTTGTGGCAGCATGCCTGCGGCTAATGCCAATGAGTCGCCCTTTAATCCTAAAGCGGCAGCGTCGTAGATCGCCTGAAGCCTGGCCTCAGTCGCCTCCACTTTGCGCGCTGTGAATGGTAAAGATTTAAACATAGTTTGCAGTATAACTAAAAAATTTAAAAATAAAAAAAATTTTGCGTGACACCTCCGTAAGCGTGACCGGTTGCCACGTGGCCCCCACCCCCCTCCCCTCTAAAAAAGTGAGTGCTTACTAACAAAGCCTGCCGATTTCTAGCTGTTATCACAATGACATGAGGGCAAGTGTCGGCATTGTTTTTTTAGTCGGTCATGACATGTTTAGGGCGTTTTTGCTAGGAAACATTTGTGCCTATTTTTTAGGCAGTTGCCATTTTGGCATGAGGGCAATGAGGGCAATTTAGAATGCCGTTTTAAATCGGTGCGGCTACATGCGTGCGCCCAATTTCGCATGGCTGTTAGCATATATATAACACTTTACTCAATTTTTTAATGACTTAAAAATAATTGCCTACAATTGCCCGCAAATAGCTATTCGCCGCTCTGGCATTACGTTATAGCGCGGGCAATTCGCCATTTCTAAACTACCCGCACATTGCCTACAATTACCCGCAAATTAATACCTGATTAATTTACTCAATTACTTACAATAATCTTTTAGCTTTGTAGTATTATTTGCTTGCCGTATTGATGAACGGCAACAAAACGGGAGAAAAACATGCGGGAAATAATCGGTGGTTTAGTAGTAGCGGCAGTGTTTTATGTGTTTTTAGTAGTGCTATTTTTATTTTAATCAGGGAGAAAACAATGAAAATTTCAAACACTAGCAAATTAGGCGTGCGCTCATGGTCGCTGCAAGCTATTGAAACATGTCCAGGCGCGATCGCGTCGCCTGGCATTTTGGTTGACGCGTGCGCGGGTTGCTACGCGACGACGGGCAACTATAGATTCGAAAATGTGAAAGCACCGCGTCGTCACAATAAAGAGGATTGGCAAAGATTAGAATGGGTTGACGATATGGTGGCCGAGCTCGCGCAAGATACACATTTTAGGTGGTTCGATAGCGGTGACATGTACGCGCTCGGATTGGCCGAGAAAATGCTAGATGTAATGAAGCGCACGCCATGGGTTAAACATTGGCTGCCTACTCGCATGCATAAATTCCCTAAATTTCGCATTGTATTGGAAGAAATGCGCGCGCTTAAAAATGTCGCTGTACGTTTTTCTAGTGATTCAGTAACCGGCCAATTTACCCGCGGGTTGCATGGTTCGGTAATTATCCCTACTCCGGCCGATTTACCGCGCGGCGCTAAATTATGCGGCGCCTATGATAACGACGGCAAGTGCGGCGACTGTCGCGACTGCTATGACAAAAAAGTAAAAGTAATCGCTTATCCGGCGCATGGCCAAAAAATGGGCAAAGTGATTCGAATCAAATTGGCTGCTTAATGGGAGAAAAGACAATGAATAAATTAGAACAAGCCGCTTTTGTGGCTGCATATTGTGACAATGTCGGCTTAGCGCCGGATCAAATTGTCGAGGCCTTTGTGGCCGATTATGAAAACGGCGACGACGTGAGCGAGTATAGCGAGCACGCTACGTCAATAATGGACGCGCTCGGCATGTGGCACGCCGGCGTGCATTTTCAATTATCTAAATCATTACGGGAGCTCAAATAATGAAAGCTTTTATTTCTAATTTAAAGCGCGCCATACAAAATCGTGAATCGGTGACTATTGGCGGCGGCGAATTTTCGCCGGATGAATTACGCACTGTGTTATCGGCGCTTGAAAATGGCGAAAAAATTAATAGCCGATTACGTGATGAACATACCGCAAATGTAATGTCAGATTTATTACTTAAGTTTTGTAAGAATAATGACCTACCATTTGAAAGTGCAGATGATTTGGCACTAAGACCTGATTTAACGGAATTTCAATTTGGATATCTCATGGCGTACATTACGCTATGGGAAAGATTAATAGACTAAAGGAAAAATTAAGATGAAAACTAATCAATTATTTATAGACACTAGCACGCGCACGCTCGAAGAGCTAGAGCGCGCAGCCTACATGGCCGGCGACATACAAGCGGCCGAGCTATACGCTATAGCAAACGATCCGCCGGTATCCGAGCGCGTCGCCGAATTGACGGCCGATTTAAAAGAGGCGGATCAATTGATTGAAGATTTAGAGCAAAAAAACGACGAACTGCGCCGCGTGCTATATCAATTGATCGATTTAGACCCTAAAGATCACGTTACATTACTGCGCATTATTCAACGCGCGGGGGCTGTATTATGAACGCGCCAGAGGCCTTATGGTGGCCACAAAACCTAGAATTTTATACGTATCTAGATAAGATCGACTGTTATCTGGAATATCAAGAGCCGGACTTAGACTGTAATTATCATGGCGGGGCGCAATTAGTCCACGCATTCGCGGGCGGGGTTGATATAACTGATTTTCTATCTGATAGCACTGTCGAGGCTATAGAGAGGGCAGCATGTTTGCACTTTTGGGAGTCTTAATTGCCGCGCTTATCGCTATTCTGTTAGAATTGTAATCACTCCCGCCTGTATGCATTACAGGCACTTAGCCCCGCCCTAGAGCGGGGTTTTTTCTTTATTTAACCAATCTAACCGCGCTCGCTGCGGGTACATCCTCTGCCAATCTGCGCAGCTCTGCTTTTCCTAAATCGGCCATATCTGGCGCGCAAAACAGGTGTTTTTTAGTTTGATATTCACGCGTGCCGATTCGACCCATATCGAGCCAACCGGCTTCCTTTAACGCATGCAACAGCGCCGCTTGAGGTATCTTATTGCCGGCTAAACCGGCCAAGCGATCGCACAATGCATAAAACGGCGACGCGACTACACCCTTGCTAAATTCACCCAGCCTATTCTCAAGCTGATCGACTAAGAACGATTCAGCACCTGATCGCCCTTGCTCGACCATAATGGCCTTTGCTTCAGTCATTGGCGGGGCTGCACCGGCATTAAATGACGACACATCACGCGCATGCAGCCAAGCGGCCACAGCGGCGCACCCGCCCGCGTCGAGCCACTTCCAAAGCTTTGCGCCCGCCTCATCGCTCATTCGGCCGGCTTCAGAGTACACAACGAACCAACGGCGATCCTCTGAAGGTAATGACAACGGCACGCGCTCATTTGAGAACGCTAACACGAACATGCGATTCAATGCCTGATACGGGTGCATGCCTTTTCTATTCACCGAGATAAACTCGGGCGGGGCTGCAATCACTGGTTTTAATTGGTTTTCTAATGCACGCCTGTCTTTTGCTTCGGTTTGGCGCAACTCTTCAAAGACCATAATTTCCGATTCATAGTTATAACCCCATTGTGACTGCACTTCCTCATTACGCACGATTGCAACATTACGGCGGGACGATCTGTTACCGCCAACAGCCCAAAGAAATGGCTCATACAGTGAATCTTTTCCTGAGCCTTGACGACCGATGTGCAAAATGGCGTGATTGATTTTGATGTCAGGGTGTTGCACTTTATGCGCTATCACGTCAAGCATATGCTCCCGCTCACGCTCGTCTGGAATCATATGGTGCAAATGCTCAAGCCACAGCGTTATATCGCCTGCAACTGGCGTGGGGCGGGCGTCAGCCCATCGGTTGCCATACACTTGCCCCTCGCGGGTGACCAAGACGCTTTCACCGGCCGCATACGTAATGCCAGCCAATGCATGCGCGCCCATCGCTTGACGATTCTCATCAAAGCATACTGCTGCTTCAATCCTGCGCTTGACCTTGCTCGGATGGATAGAAAAACAAGTCACATGACGAAATAGCGCGTTAAACGTGCCGCGTGATAATTCACGCCGGTCATGCATATCAAAATAATTATCGTCTTGCTGTATGTATGCAAAGCGGTTATACCAGTCAGCCTTTTCAACTCTGCCAATTTCACGACGCTCAACTTCAGCGATCAACTCTGCACCTGCGTCGGGGAATGCGTCGGTCGGCTGCAATTTAGAAATGGCTGCGTCCATCACCTGTGCAAGTAACTCTTCACGTAAACCAGTGGTGTGTTTCGGACCACCATTGGCGGCTACCCATTCGAGGAAAGTAGTAGAACTAAAGTCGACGCAATGGCTATGCAGGCAACGGTAAGCGCGGGTTGCAGGCATGTATCGCCCTTCGGGGTTGCCATCGGTATGCTCATCCTTGTTGGGGCAGATAATGCCCGCCCAGCCTTCAGGATTAGTATTTGATAGCAATAGACCTTGCTGAGATAGCCACGCCATTACATCGTCAGCCCCATCATCTGAAATGCGGATTGGACGCAGTTCAAGCGACTCGACTGGCACTGGTGT